GGTACTCACGTGCTTCGTTGCGCGTAATCACGCCGGACTCGACGCCAGTGCGCAGCGCAGCCATTTGCTCGGCGAGCGACGGCCGAGAGATCATGTCAGCGTCAAACGTCGCCGAGCCGAACGGCGCTAGTTTTGCCACGATCTCCGCCGCCCACGTGCTGAACCAGTGCTGCAAACACGCGTCCACGTACATACGGGAAAGCCACTCCATCGAGCCATAGGCGTTTGCACTGTGCTCGCTCAGGTACGACGTCGGAACGCCATAGATGCGCGAAACGTCTTCAACGCTGTAACGTCGAGCCGCCGCAATGCCCGCGTCATCAAGCGTGCTGCTGATGCGCTCGACGCGCATACCTTCGGCAAGCACGAGCGGCTTGCCCGCGTTCTCAGCGCCCGCATGATGCTGCAAGAACTTCTCGCTGATTGACTGCCGAGCACCTTCGCTCAGCGGGCCCGGATGGACGAACGCCAACTTCGGGTTGCCGGCGTTCTTCATCACCTCAAGTTGCGAGTTCTCCTGTGCTGCAAGAATCTGCAACGAGGTGCGGCACAGTCGTACAGGCGACTCACCCCACAAGCCGTCAAGCCCGACGGCACGTAGGTGCAGCATCGAGGACATCGGAACATCGCCGTACAACCGCGTCTTGTAGACGGGCTCAGGCTTCGTGAGATCCAGCGACACGCTTTCGATGTCGAGCGGCAACAACTCAAGCAACTCGCCACCGAGCGTGCGGTTGATCACGGCGAACGCGTTGCCGTATAGCAACGCTTGCATCGTGAGCGCTCGACGGAACTCGAACCCGTTCTGCCAGCGATTAGGTTGCTGAAGTAGAGCGTTCGCGGTGCGCTCGCTCACGTCGAGCGGCACGCGTGCCACGTCGTTGGCGATGAGCGAAGCCGCGCGGTATACGGGCGTGTACGCCAGCGCCGTTCCCGGCGTAATGGTGGGCATGCCCGCGACGTCAAACGACGTCGGGAGGATCACGCCGTGCGTGCCCCAGTGGCCCAACCAACGCTGTAGCAGACTGCGCAACATGTTGCGCATTGCGACAAGTTTCGGGCGTCATGTCTCGGACTAAACTTCGGATTCGTAACAACTGCTGCGTTTGCCTCCCCAGCAATGCACGGCCATGATCGACGCTACTAACGGGTCAATGGCGCTGTGGTCGCGAGGCTTTTCCGGCCGCACGTAGCCGCTCATGCCTGTGCGGGGGATGGCTTCGGCGCACGCTCGGCGCAAGATCGGATCGTCGCCGATTACCAACTTGCGACCTACCCACAAGTTCTGAAACAACTGGCACCCTGGCGCAAACGTGCTTGACCCCATGCTGTAGGCTTGGATCGGCGCACCTATCTCGGCGAGCCGCTGCGCTAGGTACGACGCTCCCCAGCGGTCATATCCAACAAGTTGCACGTCAAATTCCGCGATGATCTCGGCCATCTTCTGTGCGATGGCTTCGTGGTCGATCTCGGCGCCTGGCGTCAGATTGATCTTGCCTTCGTCGGCGTAGCGTCGGATCGGCATGCGGTAGTCCAGTTCGCGTTGAGCCACGTTCGCTCTCGGCCACCAGTAGTGGCCACGCAAGAGGATGTTGCCGCTCTCTTGCGGGATCGCAACCACGACGGCCGACATGTCAAGCGACTTGCTCAAGTCAATGCCGACCCACGCTTGCCGCTTGCGTTGAGCGCCCCAATCGACCACGGTTGCCGGCGGCCAGTACGACATATCAAGCCACCCGCCGACGTCCTCGTTGAGTCGAGCGCAGTGATACCGACAGAACTCTGAGCGCTGGCCCGGGTCACGCTTCATCGTGTTGTACAGCCGGCGGATGCTGGCCGCGTCGGGTTGCCCGTACTGCATGCCCGGGTTGGCTTTCGGCCATGCCGCTTCGTCGGCGATGTCGTCGTTCTGGTCAATGCCGTAAAGCATGGCAAACGTCGCATCGTCCTCAGCTTCTCCCGACAGCACGGCACGAGCGCCGGAACAGAGCGTTTCGTAGTGGCTTTCCGTGTTGCTGCCCGGCGTCGAAATAATGACGCCCAACGTTTCCTTCCGCTTCATCCCCGTGGTGATGAGTTTGTTGAGCACGCTGCCGCGGTACTCCGCGGCTTCGTCGGCGATCCAAAGCGACGGGTTCAGACCGTCAAGCGAGGATTCGCGCGACGTCAATGCGTTGAACTCGCAGTCCTCATCGGGCCGCGTCAAGTCACTCATCTTGACCTTCACGCTCGGATCGTCGAGCCGACGCGCCATCGTGCGTGCCGTGTCTACAAGGATCTGCGCTTGCTCGACCTTGTTCGCGAGCACGTGCACCCGCTTGCCGTTGCCGCTCATAAAGTCATACAACCCGAGCGCCGCCATGAGCGTGGTCTTGCCGTTGCCACGGGCGACCTGAATGATGCCCATCGTGAACCGTCGGCGGCCCTCGACGGTGCGCCAGCCGACGAGGTTGGCCACGATGAAGGCTTGCCACGGGTGCAGTTTGAACGGCTCGCCGTCGGCCTCGCCGACCAGCGACAGCCCGCCGATAAACTCGAACGCGTCCGCGACGCGGTTCCACTCAAGCACGATGTCGCTGCGTTCGAGGTCGCGGTTGAACCGCGAGCACGCTGCGTAGATCCACTTGCCGGCTGGGATTCGGCCGCTCACGACGTCGGCGGCGTATTGACGGACGGTGGCTTCGGGTTCGACCATGGACTAAATGCGTTTTTTTGGACGTCGAAGGTGGCCTTTTTTGAGGCTTACCCCCCCCGAATTCTCTATTAGAGGCCTTCAATAGGCCACAGGTCAGCGCCGAATCCCGTGGACCTCATCGTGGCATCGGTTGCACAACACTTGGCAATTCGTGACGTCGTACATGCGCTCAGGCGCCACGTGACGCGGTACCACGTGGTGGACAACCTCACCGAGTCGAGCACACCGAGCGCACAACGGCGAAGCTGCCAGCAACTGGTTGCGGAACTTGCGCCACTTCCAGCCTGTGTTGATACCCAGTTCACGTAGCCTCTCGCTGCGATTCCGTTCCTTGAAGGGAATGGTGGGTATCTGCAACCTGTGCACGAACGATGCCATCTAGCACCTCCTGACATACAGCGATTAGGTCACTGGCTTGGACGATCACTAGCCATGGCGAACGGGTACGACGGCACAGCACAATCGGCTTGCGCTTGGTCTTGGCGCTGTCCCGAATGGCCTGTTCCATCCACCGATAGGGGTGCATCTGCTCTTGGAACTTCACCTCGACGTGTAGGTTGGCGTCGAGCACCAAATCGGCGTCACCGTTCGAGCCGCAGTACTGAGCACTGCGGCGAGACTTCAGCCCCATCTGCGTGAGCAGTAGTGCGGCCTCGAGTTCAGCGCGTTTCCCCTTCGCTCGGCTGTTCATGTGCACAGTGTAGCAATGTGGACTAAATGTGGATAGTCCAACTTCTGGGGGGGATTGACATTCACGCGAAACGTGGGTAGGCTCGGTAGGCGACCTCAGGAGAGCCGCCACGAGCCTCTCCCACAATTTGCTAATGCCTTGCCTCGGAACCCTGCGTTTGAGATGATCGCGCAGGGTTCTTTATTCGTCCGATGGCTTGCAGTTCGGGTGCCACAACTTGGTCGCGTCTTTCGTGTCATCAAACGCGATGTCCGGCCAATCGACGTGGATTACCCGTGCCTTCGGCCGCTTAAACGAACGCGTCTCAGCGCTCATCACAATGTAACCCTCATCGGCATGGCGTAGGAACGTCACGTGTGAGTCCGTGGCGCGCCCGATCGCGCCCGCGCCGGCGCCCACGTCCATCGTGCCTTTCTCGGTCTGCGTGCCCTTCGTCGTGTGGTGCACCACGAGAATCGCCGCATTTGCCTTGGCCGCTATGCGGTCAATTTGGTTGTAAATCTGCGTCATGTCGGCGTTCTCGTTCTCACGCATGCCCGCGGGAATGAACCGATAAAACGCATCTAAGGCGATCATCTGCCACGTGCCCGCTGGCTGTTGCTCCACGGTCGCCTCGACGTCGTCCAGGGTCGCCCACTGGCCGCGCAGGGTCATAACGTCGAGCCCTTGCCGGCACTTGTCGGCGCTAACCTTCATTTGGTTGGCGATGCTGTGTAGACGGTTCTCAAGCGTCTCGGGGTGAAGCTCGACGTCGACCAGCAACACGCGCCCTTGCTTAACGAATAGGTCATTCTGAAACTTGCACGTGAAGCCACAGCCACCAACCATCCCCATGATGAGCCGATGCAGAAGCCACGATTTGCCCGTCTTGGGCGAGCCAATCCAATTGCAGACCTCGCCGCGTCGCAGCAACCCGCCGACGATCTCTTCCCGCATCTCGCTCGGGAACTCGAGCTTTTCGAACGGCTTGAACTCGAGCAGTTTGGGAGGATTTGAAGAGACTTGGCGAGACTCGAAAGAGACTCGGCGAGATCCCATCTCGAGCGCCTTAGCCACCGTGTTGGGCACGTAGTCCGGCCGATCGGCTTTGACCGACCTCCCCTCCTCACGCATCTTGGTAGCAAGCGCCGACTCAATGACCGACGCTGGTAGCCCGCGCTGCGCCATCGCGCACACGAGCGCCCAATCGGCCGCCGACGCGTCAAGCGAGACGCTAGGCGCCGCCCTACGGGCTTCCGTTGGCTCGGACGGCTCGACAGTCACCCGAGCGAGCCGCGCCCTACAGAGGGCATCTACGGCGTCTTGAATCCGCGTGCACTGGCGATCGACAAACACGGCACGCCCGCTCACCGTGAAGTACCGACCTCGTTGGTAAACCTCGAGGTTGCCGCGTCGGTTGGCCGACCACTCCGGTAGCACCGTATCTCGAGCGATCACGTGGATGCCCGTGCCGCTTACGCTCCACTCGGCGTAGCAGTCATGCGACACGAGCCAATCCCACACCCACGGTTCCATTCCGTTCGGCTCGGTCGCGTCGGCGACATCGTCGAAGTCGACGCCTAGCCATCCATCACCGAGCACGAACCCGATGCCGCAGTCGCCTTCGGTGCTTGAATCGGCCGATTCCCAAAACGTTCCCCACGTCGCCGCGTCGGTGCTTGACGCCTTGCGCCTCGAGCCCGGCACGTATGGCACCTTGGTGAACTTGCCGTCTCTTTCCTCGGCTTTCCAGTTCACCCATCGTGCGGATTCCACCATCTCGGCGGGTAGACGTTCAATTTCCCAGTTGTAACTAGGTCGCTTGCTTCCGTGCATGTTGTGGCTTGCCTCCACAAAAAGAAAAACCTGCCGCGCCAACGGCAGGCAGTGCGCCCCTCGTCCTGAAGTTCGGCACTATTTAGAACGGTAACTCCCAATCAGGGATGCCGCAAGTCCTCTAACAAGCCTCACGGATGCCCATGAGGTTCAAGAACTCACCGCTTTGCTTCAACTGGACTTCTACACGGTCGCCCTTGTCAAACTTCGCGGCTTGTGACCTCAGATCGTCGTTAAACGTCGAGGCCCAAACTTCCTTGGTTTCGCCGTTCTCAGTCCACGTGAGTTTAAGCGCCAGTTTGGTGGATAGCCCCCGCTTGGTTTCGATCTCCTTCTCGCTCACGGCTTTGATCAGGGCTTTGCCCCATCCGCCTTCGAGCGCTGCGCTCGGGTCGGGCTTGACCGCGGGGAGCTTCGGCGCTCCATCGTCCACCAGTTGCTTCAGAAGCGCCAAGATTTGGCGCATGATTTCGTCTTTGTTCGTGGTCTTCATGTTTGTGCTCATAGGTTGCCTCGTTGCTCGGTGCACCATGCACCGTTTCATTACTCGGTCTTTCCTTCCGTTGGTGTCGCCTTCGCGAACAGCGCCGCCTCGAGCGCTCGAATCCGAGCGGCACCACGGCGGAGCGCTTCGGCGAGTTTGCGATCGGTCGCCTCATTTACCCGAGCGTAGTAGTAGAGCGCATCGGCTTCATCGTCGGCATCGGGCGTACGCTGAGCCGTCGGCAGTACCCGATGATGGAACGCGTACGTGTGCTGGTAGACGTCGCTGCCTTCTCGCCAGTGCTCGTCGCGTTGTTGTTGGGTGGTTTGGCCGCTCATTTGCTGTCCCTCTTACCTTGCAACAAATTGACTTCAACTCGAAGCTTCTCAATAGTTTCTCGCGCGTAAAAGCATGCCTCATCTGTCGATTCGATGATGTCCACCGCGTCTAAACAACAAGCCGCAAATGTGTTGCAGGAATGCAGGATGCGTGTATCTGAGCGACCCAGCAAACGTAAAAACTCAGCAGCTTCTCTAAGTCGCAGCGGCAGTTGATGATCAAGCAGTCTCAAATGGTCTAATCTATCAACGATGTCTACTTGATCGCTCATTTCGAATCCCTCCAATCGATGGCACCGGCAAGCGCTGCGAACACGAGCACAAAGAGAGCCCAAGTCATGCGCGCACCTCGATTACTTGGCCCTTCCGCTCTTCGCGGCGCAGGTAGAGTTCAATGGCACGGCGAGCGTGCGCGGCGAGCGGCTTGCCGTCCTTGTCGGCCAGCGCACGCAAACGCGCGTACTGATTGAGTTTGACCCATACGGGTTGACCCTTCAGACGTTCTTTCGGCGTTTCATTACCTTCCATGATGTGGCTTTCTGCGGCTTTGCCGCGGTGAGGTATTGACGTTACGACTCTTTCGGCGTTTCGTCAATGCCTCCATTAGCCGAAGTGGGGAATTTCTCGTTCAGCGCTCGCCGGCGTTCAGGGCAGTTGCACTGCTTGCCTGTGGCACGCTCGACGGTCTTTACGGCTCGTTTGATACCGAGCAACCGTGCTGCGGTCTCGATCACGTCGCCGAGCCCGCGCGGGATTCCTCGGTAATGCTCGCACTGCCGGCAGATACCCGCGCTCGGTCGATCGCCGTAGAGCGGCAACGCCAGCGGGTTGGTGCATCGGTTGGCTTTGTAGTGGCTACAGGTAGTTCCAGAAGCCTGGTGCACCACTTTGCAAGACGTCGTACTCATCGGGGCAGATGCTCAATGGGAAAAGGCGACCAGACCAATCGGTTGAGCCGCACGGGCTTTGGAGTGACACGCGCAGACTTTCCGCCCATGCCGCATCGTACGTACGCAGGAAGGCGCCCGACGCGACAGGGTCAATGCACTGTTGTTTGTCTTGCTCGCTGCACTCTTCCTCGGTGCGAACAGCGAACGGCCCGAACTGCGCAATGTTGCTATCGAGGTTGCGGTAACAAGCGCCCGGATTCTCGACGGGGCCGCCCGTGCCGCAGTACTGCGCCGAGTTGCCGTGAAAGCCCATGAATCTGACTCCGGACAAGCCGCTCAGACATCCGACGTCCGTGCTGTATTGAAAGCGTCCACCAAGACAACGGAGCGCCAAACTCTCTTGCTGCGGGCATGAATCGCAATCACCGGCGGTGATGATGTTGGCGTTGCACGTAATCACGAAGTCGCCAATCTCGATCGTGTGCACGAGTGCTGGCGACGTCGCTGGCCCGTTGCAATTCGACGCGAACTGATTGCAAACCACTGTGATGCACGCGCACGTCGTGGTATTCACGATTTGGTAGGCGTCTTGAGTGTCAATCGCTGGCGGGCAGTAAGACCCGCTGTCGTAGTTCTGCCATAGGTCAAGGAAGCCGCCGACGTTCACCGTGAACCGACCTCGGTAGCAACAACCTCCACCGCTCACTTTCGTGACCGTCACGGGACCAGCCGGCGCAAACGTGAGGTTTAGATTGAACTCGTTGAAGCGACAGTCGCAGGCTTGAGGCACACCAACCTTGTACCGCTGGAACTGATATGCGAGGTTGATGCCATTCACTGCGTACGACGTGTTGCATTCACACACGGTGCACGGCTCAGGCTCACCGCAGCAGCATGAACGTTGCAGGCTCATTGTGGCTCGCTCCAATCGTATTGCACGACGGTTTGCCCTTCGAGCTCCTTGGCGTCGATCCAACCGACGTCGACCATATCTTCACCGTCGAGCATTGCCACTCGGACGCTGCCCTTGCCCTCGAGAATCAGCATCGGGCTGTCGGGTGCGCGCACGTATCGCGGCCCGCACGCGTTCAGCGATGCGAGAGCCGCCACCCACAACGCGTACCACGCGAGGCGATGAAAGCCACTTGATAATCGAATCGAGTACGGCCCGTGCAATTTCATAGATCACTTTGCGCCCGCTTGCTCGCTGCTCACCTTGTTGTCACGCGCTGCGAGCAACCCGACGCCAGCCATGAACGCGGCTGCGACGGCGCCCCAATCAGGCGTAGTGAGTGGGTCCGCGTCGAACAACGCGACGGCCGCGGTTGCGAGGGCGGCGACGATCGCAGCGATACCCGCTGTAGTAGTTCTCCAACTCATTTTCCCCCCCTGAGGCGTTCCACCTCGGCTTCGAGATATCGAACTCGTTCACTGAGCATGGCGATGGTTTCGCGAAGACTCGCAATCGTGCCATGCAGCCACGCGCTTGCCGTCAGCACGGCTACGAAGGGTGCGATGAGTTGTGCAAGTTCGGGAAACGTCATTTTAGTTTCCTTCCGGCCCTTCGTCAGAAATTGAGTACGAATGAATGAACATGCTCGCGCTACTACCACTCACTTGCCGCACGGTGATCTTGGTGTAATCCACCACGCCGAGCGAGTTGCGACCCGCGTCGTAGAAAAAAAAGCCCGCATCGTCCGTTGCTTGGTCTTTTGTGCAGTGCCCCGCGTGAAAAGCTGAAGCGCAACTCAAAACCACTTCACGCATGGGATCAACGCCCGCAGGAAGCGCGGGCAAGGTGACCCAGTTGCCTGTGCGAGCATTCGACGTGATGCCAACATGGAAGATAAGCGCCATTAGGAAACTCCTCGCGGTCCGTAGTCCGTCGAGCTGTAGGACACGACGTAGATGTATCCGGTGTCGGTCGACGTTGCGTTTGTATTGTCTCGCACGGTGATCGAATTGTAATTAACGACGCCGAGATCAATGCCACGGGTAGTGTCAACGTAAACTTCTCCGCGATCCGCGAGTGCTTGCCCTGCGGTGCAATCACCGACGCGGAAAGCCGCAGCGACGCGCGGTGTAGCGGTATTCGTGGCCTTCAAAATGACTCGGCGCATTGGGTCAACACCCGCAGGAAGCGCAGGCAAGGTGACCCAGTTTGCAGAAATACCGTTGAAAAATTTGGGTGTGTGGAATATGCAAGCCAT